GCGCGGCCAGAAGCCAGTAGTTGCCTACGCAAGCAACCTTTGTTGCAGCGCAGCAATGTGGCTCGCGAGCGGCGCCGATGAGATCGTTGTGGCTGACACGGCTTCGATAGGTTCCATTGGAGTAGTGGGAGGTGTTCGGTTAAGCAAAGATAAGTCGGTTGTTGAGTTCGTCTCCTCGAGGGCAAAGAACAAACGCCCTGATCCTCAAACTGAATCAGGTCGCACCGTAATACAGTCGCACATCGACGCACTTGAAGATGTCTTTGTTGAAACCGTGGCGGCGAACCGTTCCCTCTCCGTAGACAGCGTAGTTGTTAATGAGGGCGGCGTGTACGTTGGCCAGCAAGCCGTTGCCGCCGGACTCGCTGATCGTGTCGGAACACTCGAGGGCTTGATCGCGGAACTCTCCGACAGCTCAAAGCCTTACGTTTCCAGTCGCACACAAAACTTAAAGCAATCGTCTGTGGTAGAAACTAACGCGGACGAACTTCTAACAACAGGAGCTAAACACATGGCAGACAAGGCAGGCGAAGAGAAGGACAAGAAACCAACTGCGGATGCTGAACCGCCCAAGACTGACGCGAAGCCGCCAGCGGTCGACGCCAAGTCGGACACGTCTGCTGAACTCGAGGCCGCACGTAAGGCGCAGGCAGATACTGAGGCCCAACTAAAAGTCGAGAAGGCCGCGAGCGAACAGCAGGCCAGCCAGATTCAAGCTCTTCAGGCCAGCATGAAACAGTTGCAGAAAGAGAATCGTGAGGCGCGCTTCACCGAGATCGCCAAGGACTGGTCCGGCGATAAGAAGCACCATGTCTCTATGCTCGAAACCCTTTCCCAGATGGAAGGCGGTGAGACTTCCGCACTCTTCACTGGCTACGTGACGCAGCAAAAGGCAACGGCAGAACAGTTGAAAGAAAGCGCACTGTTCAAGGAAATAGGATCGTCTGGTCCGGCGCCCGATAGTGCGGCGGCAGAACTCGAAGCCAAGGCACGGAAGCTCTCAGATGACAGCGCCGGTAAGTTGACGTATCAGCAGGCCTACGATCAGGTTTATTCAACTGATGCAGCATTGCGCACGCGCGTGAACGAGGAAGAGCGTCGAGCGACTAACTAACTTTTTACTTCCCATAAGGAGCTAAACCATCATGGCCGTAGAAGGACCGCAACCCGTTCACTGGAGTTTTGTTCCCGGCGGAACGATAGGACAGTACAAGTGGGTCAAGATCTCCGGTGATAACACCGTTGTGGAGTGCAGTGGTGTCACTGACAAGCCTATCGGTGTTGCGCAAGACGCAGCCACGAGCACGAGCGGCGCCGTGAAGGTTTGCATCGACGGTGTCACAAAGCTGGAAGGTGACGCGGATTTGACTGCGGGCAATTCCATCGGCACATCAGCAGACGGTCAGGCCGCAGCTTATGCCGCGGCGGATACCACTAAATACATTTGTGGCCAGGTGCTGATCGGTAATGGCGCTGCTGCTGGTTTAATCACCGCCGCGATCTCGTGTTCTAACCTTCGTACTTTGGCGTAATGATTGAAATCCGCTGTCCGAGCGTGCGGTGCGACAAGTTGCTATTGCGACTCGGACAAGCCGACGAAATTGAGCTCAGATGTTACAAGTGTCGTGAAATGATCAGAATCGAACACGGCCAACCGCGAATTATCGCGCAACCCCTAGAGACCCGAGCACCAGAGAGCGCCAGAGTCCCAGCCTTGAGAGGACCACATAATGGCGCAACCGAGTCTATCCTCCGTCCACGTTAATCGACCACTGACTAATATCTCAGTCGCCTACGTGCAAGAGGCGGAGAACTTTATTGCTGATAAGGTCTTCGCGAGCATCCCGGTCGATAAGAAATCAGACACATATTACATCTGGAACAAGAACGACCTACTGCGGGACGAAGCGAAGCCGCGCGCCCCGCATACAGAGTCGGCCGGCAGCGGCATGGGCCTGACAACCGCCACCTATAACTGCGACGTCTTCGCGTTGCACAAAGACATTTCCGATCAGGAACGCGCGAACGAAGACCCTGGCATCAGCCTCGATCGCACAACGGTACGCTGGCTGACCGACCGGATGTTGCAGCGCAAGGAAAACCAGTGGGTAGCCGATTACTTTGTTACCGGCATTTGGGGAACAAGCCAAGTACCCGGAGCCCTTTGGGACAACTACACCACTTCCGATCCGATTGACGACATTGAAGACGCTATCCGCACCGTGATGATCAATACCGGTCGACGTCCGAATGTTCTAGTGCTGGGTTACGACGTCGAACGCTCACTTAAACATCATCCCGACATCGTTGATCGCATCAAGTACACGGGTGGACTGTTGGATCAAGTTGCTACCAGGCGCGCGCTCGCGCAATTATTTGGGCTTCAGGATGTCTTCGTTTCTCAGGCCATCACCGCCACAAACAACGAAGGCGAAACGGCGGCGTATTCGTTTACTCATGGCAAACACGCACTCTTGGTCCATCGCGCTATGAATCCGGGGATCAACATCCCTTCGGGTGGCTACACGTTCAAGTGGAAGGGTGTTTCTGACGGCATGGGCGAAACTGTGGGCATTGTGCGGTTCGATATGCCGGAACTTCGCTCAGAGCGCATCGAGTCGCAAATGGCATGGGACAACAAACTTGTTGGCGCGGATCTCGGATACTTCATCGAGTCGGCTGTCTCGTAAGCCTCCTGAACCTTAATGCTGGAAGCAGAGGGTGTGCAGATGACACAAAGAGAACTGGAAACCTATTGCAAGGAGAATGGCATACCGTGCCATATGGTTGGCGAGAAACTGCGCGTGATGGATCTCACTCAGATGCCCGACCATATGCGCGCACGCTTTGATGATCGCGGGTTTTACGTCGAGATCGCTACGGAAGTCACCGAAAAGGAACAGCCAGTTGGGCCTCAGCTACGCGGAAAGCTACCAGAGGATTTCCCCGGCCATGCTGCGCTGGAAGCGGAGGGAATCACCACGTATGCGAAGGTACGTAAGCGCCTAGCAGACCTGACCGACATTCCGGGTATTGGTGATGCGACCGCAGAAAAGATCTCAGCAGCAATGGGCGAGTCGTCCGAAGACGAAGAAGAGCAGGAGTAGGCATGAATACACACGTAGTTCTAAAGACATTGCCTGGCCCAAACGGTCAGAAGATACCGGCTGGCACTGAGGTTGACGCTTCCGAGTGGCGCAACGCGCCACTACTGGTTACACAGCGATACCTGAAACCACTCGACGCCGTTGCAGAGCCGGATGGCCAAATACAGGTGTCCGCAAGTTTCGCTCAGCAAGTGATCGAAGTCGTCAAACAGGACATTCTTGACCGCGGCGAACTATACGAACTATTGGCCCAGCGTTTTGAGTCGCCCGCTGAAATAACATTGCCGGCAAAGGGCCGCAGAGCAAATCAATCCTGATGGGCGCGTACTCGCGCATGTGAAGGAACAAAATGAATCAAGGATCAAAAGGACAATTCAGAGTCGGACAACTACTCGCAACGACAATCAAAATTGCGGGTACGCTCCTCTCATTCACTGCCGCGCAGTTCAATCAAATAATGGCCGCCTTCGGAACGGTGACGTTTGATCGCGCTGAGAAGGTGGCGATTAAGGCACTTGGCGGTGTCGCGCTTCAGGCCGGAGTGCAGGCGTGGCAAAACCCGGAAGCCACCGCGATCATCATTACCCGCATTGTGCTGGATAGGACCACGAAGTCAACCGGCGCCTCCACGATTAACGTGGGGACCACGGCGGTCTCCGCTACTACGTCCTCAGACAACCTGATCGACGGAGTTGATTCCGGCGCTACTGAAGGCGCTGAGGACAACATTAACGATGCGGGCACGAACGGCAAAGCCAGACAGAAGCTAGCGGCTGGCAAGTGGGTGACATTTACCTCTGCGTCGGGAGATGTAACAGGTCTGGTTGCTAACGCCTACATTCATTATTACAAGATCTGATGTCAGCCCAAATCTTAGTAGCATCTGCGGCGCGCACGGAAAGCGGTAACTCCGGGGCTTTGACTCCGTTTCGCAGCACGCTTGGCGTTAAGGCGCTAATCCTTCAGCTAACAGTCTCAGCCGCTGCTACTGAGTCCGGAGACTTACTCGATGTTTATGTGCAGCACAGTCCGGATGACGGTACGACATGGGACGACTTCATCCACTTTACTCAAGTGTTAGGAAATGGTGGCGCGAAGAAGTTTATCGCGACTTGGATGCGCGATGTAACACCAGAAAGTGAATTAAAAGCCCCTGCCGACGCGTCATTAGCCGCGGGCGTATTGCAAGGCCCAATTAGCCCGACGCTAAGGGTCAAATGGGTGATCGTCGACGCGAGCACTGACAACGCAAGTTTTACGTTCAGCGTCACCGCACAACCGATCTTTGATGCAAGGTGATCCATGGCCCTAACTGGCGCACAAAAAGTAACGGTTGCAGAGATTACGCTGGAGAAATACGCGAAGATTGAGGAGCTCGCTCCGTCGCTGAATGCGGATCAGGAGACATCGATCATTGCAGATCTGGCCACATGGGCCACGATCCGTGATTCGCATGTAAAACTTAAAGGCGGGCGCGATGCGATCGATTTTGACAACGAACGAAAACGGCAAGCTATCAGAGGCCGCATCCGGCTAGAGCTCGGATTGCCGCTGATTCCCTCAGCACTATGCCCAGTCCCCAGGGTCTTTGCCGGAGGAATCTCCAAGGCTGATATTGACGCTCGCAATGCTGATGCGGATAGACCGCAATCAGCGTTTACAACAGATTTGCATAGGTGCTGATTATGAGGAGCGATGTCGGTCTGGCATATGACGAAGCGCGGTCAGAGATCGCGGGAGTCGCCGCAGAAATCCTGCCCGATACCTGTCGCCTGATCGTTGGGGCAGATGAATACGAGGATACGCCCTGCAAGATTAATGGCGGCTCCGGCAACGTAGATGGCGCGGCTTATCGAATCAAGTTCGCATGGGATAGTCCAGCGGTAGTCACCGCCACGGCGATAGTTGACGCGATCACGGGACGCCCGCAAATAACGTTGCAGTTAGTCGAACCAGTGGATTCGTCAACCGGGCTGTGGCAGGAGTGGCGCGCAACTTCAGGCCCGGCGTTTGGAAGGCATGACGTGGGGCTGTGATTCGCCTCAAGGATATCCGAGGGGAAAGAAAGCTCTTTGAAGCGATTGACAGGCTCACTGAGATGGTCAGTGATCAGCGCGAGCGAGGCTGGCAGGGGAACGTCGACGTTAGGCTCGACTTTGAACGCCGATATCTTGATACGGAAGGCGCTGGCGGGTTTGTGCCGTTGAACGAGGCCTATGCGGCTGAGAAACAGGAGAAGGTCGGAGACATTCCGATACTGCAATACACAGGCCGCATGTACCGCTCCTTGACGGAAGAAGGCGCCCCAAACTTTGTCAGGGAAGAAGAGGCTGATTCTTTGAAGGTCGGAACGTCAGATCCGAAGGCGCGAGCGCACCATGAAGGTAAAGGCCGATTGCCGATCCGTGAAGTAATGAAAGCAACGAACGAGGAGGGCGAAGCGCATTTGCGGGTATTCCATGACTCTTATGAGGCGACGGCGCGAGCTTTAGGATTTAGGGTGATTTGATGCCGTGGGATACAACACTAACGCAGCAGTTTATCCGACCGTTGGTTGACAATTTAATAGCCGTGCTTCAAGCGGGCGAGGAAGAAACCTACCTTGAAGTCTTTGAGCTCGAGGAAATTCCCGATGGTGCTCTCTATCAGAAGTGGCGACGCTCACGATGGGTGAACACGTCATTTCCGGCCTGTAGCGTGATACCTCGGCGAACACGAACGCGTAAGAGTGAAGGCGGGCCGCTAATCGAAGAGGCGCACACGCTTGAGATCCTGATCGAAGACATCGGCCCAGACCCCGACGATCTTGCTGATTCGGTAATGAAGAGGGTGCAGGCGACGCATTTGATAATCGAAAGGGCGACTTTGGCGGCGCTATTCACGAGTTACGATCTTTCTAGAACGTTCAGGCCCTATTGGGACATCGATCACGACTACGCCGCGTTCTTTAACGAAAGCAAGTCAACCTACAAGCAGAACGGAAGTCTGATTATTACGTTCACCGGACTGATGGAGAAAACATAAATGGCCGAGACACAAGACAAATTAACGAGCCCAGCGACAACCGCAGGCGCGAAAGCAAAGAAACGCGAGATGGGCTTTAGCATTGAGGGCAAGGCTTATCCCGGCGTAGATCCTGACACTGGTGAGCGCAAGGCCGTAACGTGGGAGGGTCTGCGTGCGGAGTTTGGTGAGCGCAAGGGTTCACGACTCTATAACGACCTGGCTGTGGCTGCGTTCGGTGGAGTGCAACCGGGGCGGCCTGATTTATCCCTCGCCACAACTGATGAGAGATGGTTTCGTGCCCGTCTAAAGAATCAGCAGGGGGACTTCTCCGAGACCGAGGAAGCCTATGAGAAGGCGCGCGGGAAGTTCCGCGCACGTGCCGAGAAGGTAAAGAAAATTCTGGCAGATGCGGAAGCCGAGTCCGCGAAGGAGAATAACTAATGGCAGGCGTAGCTGATGGTTGGGCGATAGGAGAACTGCACCGCGGATTCGGACAGTTATTCATTAAACTCGCTATTCCGGCAGTCGATGCTGTTATGGCGATCGACTTTGCCACCGGCAATCCAGACTCCACGGCTAACCCTAGTGGTCTCTCGGTGGGCTATACGAATGAGGGCTGGGAGTTCGCAACCTCGCCGACCTTCGATGAGATCCGCGTTGACGAAGAAGAAGACGCTATTTCTGACTTCATCACAGCAAACGAGGCCACCATTTCAGGTGCGATGCGGCAGGTCAGGAATTTAACGAAATTGCAGACGCTCCTGCCCGGCTCCGTGCGTACAGCCCCAACAGGTACGCCAACGCAGATCGAGAAAGTGACAGGCGGCGGACTTCAGACCTTCGATTACTTTTGTGCTGCGCTGGTGTGGCCTGATGATGATGACGCAGATGTGGTGTGGTGGGTCATGCTGTATCGATGTCTGAACCGTGGCGGACTGACCATCGGCATCGGACGCACAAAAGACTCAGCGGCTACGGTGACGCTCACCGGACGCGCCGTCTCAGGTAGAACTGCGGGCGACCGAACCTACGCAATTGTAAGAGCTGAAGACCTGTCGTAAGCATTTAACTTTTAGTTGCCAAAATTAGTGCCGTCGGCGCTTCGCTAAAACGCGGAGTTTGCTTGGCGGCACGTTTTCTTAGAGGAGAGACAAATGAAAGAGTTGAAAGTTACCAGTCCAGAAGAGTATGCAGAGAAAGCTCAACAGGCTAATGCCACTGAGTCGGTAGGGTTCCTGCACAAATTGAAGAAGACAGGTGCTGTGGTGCGTCTTCGCCATGTGGATATGGAGGCATTGGCCTTAGTCGGATCGTTGCCGATGTCATTAGTCGCCGCTGCCACACGAATCGAGTCGGAGACTAACGAGAAAAAGACAAACAAGAAGTTTTCGACAGAGGAGATCGAGGAGGGCAATAAGACTCTCATCTTCATACGACAGATGGTGGTCGAAAACTGTCTTGAGCCGCCCATTCGATATGAGGAAGGCGTAGGAGTCTTCTTCGTTGACGCGAAATCAAAGCCCGTTGCGCGTGTCGACAAAGACGACTTCATGGAGATGTTCGCAGTCATCAGCGGTGAGGAGGGCGCGGATGGCGCGGAAAACTTTCGTAACCGCAAGACACGAAGAGCATCTGCTGCTCAGTCTCGCGGCAAGGCACTTCGGACAGAGACCGTCGACGCTGCTGAAGGGCAACCCGCGAGCGCTTAACTTTGATCTCGCGAGCGCGGCGGTGCTGCAAAAGTACGACCTTGAACGGGATGAAGCGCAGCGCAAATTCCATGCGGCGGTGATGGGAGCCGAATTCAAGGATAGCCACGCGAAGATTCCTAGGTCGTCGCCTTCTAATGGACAAAAGCAATCGATGACCGCAGAGGACATCATGCAGAACTACGGAAAGTAGATGGCTGACGCCCTTAGATTATTGTTCGAATTGGACGTAGATAGCCGCTCTGGCACGGCGGGCCTTCTACGATTCCGTAAGGACATAGCGTCAACAGTAGACGCCGCGCGCCGCGCTGTTACCGAGTCGTCAAAGGGCATTAATATCGCTCCTGTAGCAAACGCGGCAGCCAAAGCCACGGTATCAGCAGGGAGCGTCGGACAGTTTGATAAAGCCGCCGTTGCCGCAGAAAGACTGCGACTAGCACAGCAAAAACTCTCAATTGAGGCGCAGGAGCTAGCGAATCGCCAGGACCGTGCGAGTCAGGCTACGGAAAGACTAGCGCAATCACAACAGCGCTTAGCACGGTCGGCGCCTAGTGCTGACGCTCACGTTCGATTCTTCCGAGAAACCCAAAAAGCAGCAGCCGACGCGGATCACCATGTGAGGGTTTTCCGCGCCAATGAAGCCGCGCTTTCTAAGGCTCCGCAGGTTGATTCTCACGTCCGGGCGTTCAAGGCGATTCAGAAAGCATCGGAAGACACCAGTAAAGCTCTCGCTAAATCCCCACAAGCCGATCAGCACGTCCGCGACTTCAAGCGGATAGAAGCAGAAGCAAAAAAGTCAGCCGCAGCACAAGAAAAAGAGCAGCGCAGACTGAATAGTGCAGTTCAATCACTACAGCGACAGAGATCCGCAGCCTTAATTCGCGCCTTCAAGGATGAGGAAAAAGCGGCGGTAGCCAGCGCACGAGCACAGGAGAGGGCCGCGCAGCAGGCCAGCCGGGCCATCTCGAGCGCCTTCCGCGGTATTGGGCCGGGACTCCGGTCTGTTGGGCGTACACTCACAGTTGGCATTACGGCTCCGCTCCTCGCCCTTGGCGCTGTGGCGGTCAAGAGCGCAAAGGATCTCGACGCGAATGTAAATACCCTGAAAGCATTTACAGGAAGTGCGGAGGCGGCTGAGCGTCGCTTGGCTGAACTGATAAAGACTGCGCGCGGTACGCCGGGACTCACAACCAACCTTGCCTTAACTCTCGACGCTCAACTTCGCATCGCGCAGACAACACAGGAAACCATTGACCGGGTATTACCAGCCATCGGACGTCTCAACGCCGTGTCGAAACTGCCGGATGTGGGTCGCTTTACACAGAACCTCTTGCAGCTAATCACACAAAACTTTGAAAGGCAGGACTTGAAGGAACTGGTGGGCCAGAGTCCTCTCGCTGGCCAACTCATTACCGAGATCTTCAACGTTGATTCACCGACCAACGCAAAAGCAATCAG